TTAAACGACAATTTTCAGGAAGTTTGACGCATCTTTATAGATGGTGCCCGCAGGGGCACCGGATATTTCAGCCAGTGTTTTAACATTTTTCAGAACCACCATTCCATCAGCTGATAATTCAATACTCTGCGCTCCGTTGTTCATGTTGATCTTTAAAGTTCCTACCGCGCTTCCCCCATTTGTGCTTGCCCACTCCAAAGAAGCGATATCTAATGAAGCGCCGCTGTTAGATGTTCCCTGTAGTTTGATCCTTGCTGTGCCAGTTTCACCAATCCTGAAAGCAGCATTAGTCCCATTGGGCATTACTATATCAAGAGGCTCTTTGGGGTAGGAAGTATGGATACCAACAAATGGTAAATCAGAAACCCCTCCTCCGGCTGGCGCAACAGTAATCCCTGGCACTACAGAGTTACTATACAGCGCTACAGATTTTGCATTAGGGTTGGATGCCGGATTACCTGGGTTTATTCCTGAACCTATCGCAACAGAACCGCCATAAGCCTGGATATCACGACCCACAGCAAAAGATCCGTCTCCCGCAGCGCGTGTGCTGTAACCTAACGCAGTAGCACCGATCCCATCACTGGCTACACCGCCCGGGTCAGACGTTAATCCTTCTCGCGCCTGCGTAAAATACCCAGCAGCAAATGATGCTCGTGAATTTGCCTCTACTTCCTCGCAAAAAGCCGCTGATTTAGATCCGAGTGCAATTACGTTTTTACCGTACGCAAATGAGCAATACCCCTCACCATTTGGAGATGTAATATCATCTGGGTTACCAGTTGCACTACCTGCACCGCCTGCTAAGGATGCCACTCCGTAAGTGACGCAGTCATGCCCGAGCGTCACGGTGTAAACAGCAAAAGACGCCCCATTTCGTCCAAATGAAATAGAATAGTCACCTATATTTGCAGGGTCACCCCAGGAGTTTTTAGAAGGCAATCCGCGCCAATAGTTTTTTTCGTCATCAAGCGGTTCGAGGTCCGACCCACCTACTCGTAACCAGCCCTTAATCTTATCAAACGCCCAGATAAGCCCCCTCGTTAAGCTCGAACCGGAAGGAATTCCATAGTTAACCTTTTGACCGGTGAGCTTCAAACCATCGCTTTCTGCAAGGTCTGAGCGCAGAGTAGCATCTCCTACACTGAGCCACTTTCCTACCCCTACGCCACCAGCAGAATCTGGCGTTGAACCAGCAGGAACGTCTTTTGGAAATGCACCATCCCAGCGGTAGTATTCGCCTGTCGCCTCAAGGCGAAGAACCTGGTTAGGTAGGGTGAGCGTATTTCCATCTTCAAAGCTATCCAGAGTGATGTAGCCAAATGCGGCAATTGCCTGCTGCGCAAGCCAGCGCATGCCTTCAATAGTGTAATGCTGCACACCGAATCGGTCGGTGTATGTCCACCCCATCGATGTAACGAACTCGTCAATTTTCCCCGCGTTGAATTTCAGGTCGCGAGGTGATTCGCTTGGTACTGCATCTTGCGTCGGTTGCGTAGCCATATTGATTCCATAAAAAAACCCGGCGCAGTGGCCGGGTTGAGGTGATCGGGATAGGTCTTATTGGTAAATCAGATCGCTGTACTCAGCGAGGGTTAACGCGGTACTGCCCTTACCGTCTGGCTGCTTCGCCGTGATTGTCCACTGCCCTGCATCAAGCTCCTGAGACGTAGCAATGACGTATCGTGAGGGTGACTGTACGTCGATCCCGTCGAACAGGTTAAGGGCGATATCAGGAATGGCAGCGGTAAAGCCAAATGCGGCACCCACCTGATACGTACGTCCAGCCGATACCTGGCCGCCGTTCTTACGCTTGCCAGCAATACCACCAGCCATCGCCATCGCCGCGATAAGGGCAGCAATACCTATAGCCGCAGCACCACCGAATGAACCGATTGAGGCAACGGCCGCCGCAGGGGTCCAGACCGCCATTGTGGTAGTGGCCGCCGCGGTGCTTGCCGCAGTGGTTGTCGCTAATCCTGCGGTTTGAGCCGCCGTGGTGGTAGCAATCGCAGAGGTTTGCGCCGCAGCACCCATGACGGCAGATTTCACCCAGTCGACGCCCATCTGAACGAAGCCGTTAATCAGGCTATTCAGGGCATTGCTGGCGAGAGATTGCATTGCCTCCTGAGCCGACATGCTGCCAGTCAGGATCCCGGTAAAGGCATTTGATGCATTGCCTGCGAGAGAGTCAAAGCTCGCTGCCAGCAACTCATTACCCATACTCTGGTTGCGGAAGATCTCCCACTGTGCAGCGATGCGCGCCTGCTCATACTGCGTGTCAGTTGCAGCACGCAATGCCATGGCGTTCTGGTGAGTAATCAGTCCCTGCTGCTCGTATGCCTGAATAAGCGCGAGTTTCTTGGCGTTCTCGTTAGCAAGTTGCTGAACAGGGTCAACTCCGCCGACAGCCTCCTGCTGTGGCGTTACAGCCTGTTGAGCCTGTATTTTCGCGAGGTTAGCCTGGTGCGTTGCCGCCAGCCGTTCTGAGGTCTGGTTGTACTGCTCCTGGCTGATTTTCTTCGCAGCCAGCGCCGTATTCAGATCCTCAACATCCTGCTTGTAACTGGCGTTCTCAGCCGCTTCAGGGAGAAGCTTCTGCGCTGCAGCTTCGGCCTTAATGGCGTTGGCAGTGACCCATTTTTTTGCCGCATACTGACCGGCCAGGGCTATTTGCTCTTTGGTGGCGCCTTTCCCGAGCGACTGCTGCGCAGTCAGGATGGCCTGCTCTCGACTCAGCTTGTTCGTTGAGTCTGCCGCCAGCTCTGATTGTTGCTTGAAGTTCGCCAGTTTCTGGGCAATAGAATCGGCCTGTGAAGCCCCCTTCTTCTGCTCTGACTGAAGCGTCTTCTGCGCCTGCGTATTTTTGTACGTAGCGGCAGCATCATCTTCCATCTGCTTGGCGTGCGGATCATCCTTCGCAAACCCGGCATCTTCTGCGGCGTATTGCGCCTGCAGCCGCGCGCGGGCCTCGCCCTGCAGTTTCGACAGAGCAAGGTTTCGCTCAGACTGCTTGATGAGGTTCTTCTGCCCGGCCGTAAGGTTGTCGGTGGACTTGTTCAGGCTGTCGACGTTGATCTTCGCGTTGGCCGCCTCTCTTGCCAGATCGACAAGCTTACCTGCCAGTTCAGCAATGGCTGACTGCCCGTCTTTTGATGATGACTTCATTTCCTGAAGTTTTTTCGCCAGTTCCTGAAGTGCTTCCGGGGACGGGTTATTGCTCAGGTCTGATAGCTCTTTTGCCAGATCAAACGCTGATTGCTTGCTGATACCGAGACGTGATGAAAGGGTGCTCACCGTTGCAGAAAGCGAGTTCACAATACCAGATGCATACTGTCCCTGGCTGTTGGCCTGTTGAATGGCCTGACTCCAGTCATTTGTGGTAACGCCAAGCGCAGAAAGTTCATCGTTGAATTTCTTGATGCTTGGAGACGCCCCGCCAACCGCAGCCAGTGCGCGATCGCCTAACGTAATGAAAGCATCAGACGCGTCACTAATGGCCTTCGGAATCTTTGAGATGGCCTGGTTATACTCGAGCAGCGCCTGATTGCGTAGCAAAGTTGCCACGTCGGCATTTACACGCGCCAGTGCTGCATACTTGTCGGAAAGCGCAGCCACGCCTTGCGAGGAAATGGTGATCACCTTATCCATCGCTTCAGCTGCGTCTTTCAGTGCATCCATGGCGTTTTTACCGCCATTCAGCGAAGTAATCAGCACGCCAGCCAGTACCGAACCAAGGGCGATTATAGCCCCAACCACGGCACCACCAGGGCCGAATGCGCCAGCAAGCTGCGAGCCCTGCTGTGAAAACGCGACCAGGGCATTTTGCCCACCCTGCACCTGCACGATGAAGTCCTGAACCTGATACCCAGCCTGCTGCATGCTGGACTTCCAGTTTTTACTCCCACCAGCTGCAACGTCTGTTGTGCGCTTCATGTCGAACAGCTGACCGGTAAGCTCGCCTATCTTCTGCTTATCGGCTTCCGTTGCGCTTGCCCCAGCTCGTAATTGGGCGGCCAGGATTGCGGCGCTGCGAGCCCCATTGGTTTGTTGCTCGCTAAGGATCGCAATTTGATTAGAGAGGTCAGAGGTTATTCCGCTGATTCGGTTGGCTTCATTCGCCTGCTGGGCAAGTTGCTTAGCGGCTTCTGCAGATGCGGCTGAGGCTGACTTTTGCGCCTCACGCATATCAAAAAGAGCACCTGCGAGCTGAGCGATCTTGGCCTTTTGGGCGTCAGATGCTCCCTCTCCAGCACTTAACTGAGCCGCAAGGATGGCTGCACTTCGCGATCCAGCCTGCATTTCAGTATTCAGGATGGATACTTCTTTCTCCAGCCCAGATATTGATGATTCCGCGCGCTGCGTAGCGGCTGCTATTGATGCTGCTGACTTGGCTGCCGCATCCGATGAGGCTTTCATGTCATAAAATGCACCGGCCAGTTCCGCGATAGTGCGCTTTTCTTCCTCGGTGGCATTCGCTCCAGCCCTTAGTTGTGATGCGAATACTGCGGCACTGCGAGCTCCATTAATTTGGGCCTCTTCAAGTATCGCAACCTGGTTGCCGAGAGCCTCAATAACCGCGTTGGCACGATTTAACTCGCCAGTCGCGCTTCCGGTACCAGTGCGAGCCTCCTCCATAGCGCGCGCAATACCGCTAACGCTTGTGTTCAGCTTGCGAAGCTGGTTGTCCATGGAGTTGGCATAACCTGCCAGCTCAGTAAACGCGGAACCGGTTTGGGATGCACTCTGATCGAGGTTATCCATCCCCTTGCCGGACTGCTGGGCTGCAGTATCCAGTTTATCCAGAGCATCAATGGCCTGTTTCCCGCCCTGCAGCAGCGGCTCAACGTCGGCGCTGATTTCATAAACGATGCTACCGGCGTTCTTCTCACCTGCCATGTCATTCTCCGGTTATTGCTTTGCTTTTGCCCTGCGCGCGGCCTGTTTAGCCAGGTACTCGTCGGCGATACTGTCGTACTCTTCGCGAGTGAAGCCTTTCTGTTCAGGGTATTTAGCCGCCAGCAGCATCTGGAATTCGGTCATCGTTAACTGAGAGGCTTCGGCGCGGTTCATCTCAAAGTGGCTCCGCGCCGCGCTGATGTAATCGAAGGCTTTAAATTCGTTCGTTCGCGCGCCCGTTTCGTGGCGCTGTAACTGGCGAACCTTTGCCTTTCCGACGACGCCGTGCTGCATGAGGTGCTGCGCCAGCACGATGATGTCGTTCTTCGGCATCTGGCCCGGGCGGTAGACGACGCAGTGTCGCCACCCTTTCCACTCGCCGATCATTGGCGTCAGGTCTTCCTCGCAGCACGCCTGCAGCACCAGCATGCACGTTGATAACAGCTTCTCAGCAGCACGGTTGAATGATGGGGATAGCCAGTCAGGAAAACGTCCCAGCGTGCCAGCGCATACCTCAATCAACTGGGCAACATCATTGCCGTGGATGATGGCGTACGCCTGCACAATCTCTTCTGGAGTGCCGATCCTCGTCATAGCCTCGAATGAAGGTCGCAGCAGGTAATCTTTCCCGCCTTCGCGGCTGTCGCTGATAGAGAGTTCACCAATATCGGTTATAGCGGTCATAAGCCTTCCAGTAAACGGTCATTATCAAGGGCAGCACGCCGCCCTTTGGAATGTCCGTTAGGTAACGGTAACCGTATGCACGGCCACAAAGTTGCCGTCTTCGGTGTTGATGATGATCTGCGCGCTGCCGGTGGCGACACGCGTCACGGTAACGGTGTTGCCGGAGGCAGTGGCCGTTGCTTTGGTCGCGTCGGTAGTCGCCACAGTGAAGTCTTTGTTGGTAGCGCCTGTTGGTGCGATGTTCACCGTGAAGGTGCTGGTACCGCCTGCCGTTCCGGTGCTGGTTGTCGGGGTTACCGTCACGCCAGTCACCGCAACCGCAGTGATTTCGTTCACTTCGATGGTGGTTGCATCGCCGACTTTGAACTCGGTAGAGAACGTGACGATGTCGTTGGTACCGCCGTCAGAGCTCAGCGCCGTGATGTTCATGTAGCCGATGAATTCAACCGGGCCGTAGTCCATGCGCACCCAGATACCAGGCTGGCGCTTGGCCTTCAGCTCATCAGCGAAATACTTGATGAACTTGCCAACACCGTACTGATCTAGTTTGTCCTTCTTGCGCACCTCACCTTCAAAGCTCAGGGTGAAGTCACTGTTGGTGATGATGGTCTCGACATAGCCGCCGCCGTCATCCGCATCAGAGGTAACCGAATTCGGGTTGAAGTCGAAGCCTTTCGACGTACCAGCGGCCAGCGCCTTCCACTCAGATTCAAGTGGCTTGACGTCCGGGCAGCCATCGGCGACTTCCAGCACGACCGCACCGCCGAACAGGCGCTCGTTCGAGTTCTGGCAATTAGCCATGTGAAACTCCTCTTTGACTTATAAAAGAAAACCCGCCGGAGCGGGTTATTTGGTTGGGATGGCTATTCGCCGTAAGTACAGGCGAACTGGAGTCGGAAGACTATTCGCCCTTCTTCTGTGAGCACCGGCGCTGGAATCGCGCCCATGTTCTGGATATAGCCGACACACTCGTCAGCCATGGGGTTGGCCTGGACGTAATCGACGATGCGCTGCACGGCATTAAGCGCCTCTTTGCGCTTGTCCTTCGCGCCGACGACGTCGACCAGGACGTGATACTCAGATCCGAGGTCAGTTCGAATATTCGACCCGCCGTTTGGCCTGAATACCATTATCGCCTTCGACAGGTCTCCCGGGTCGTCGTACATCAGCTGCTGCACCGTAAAACCGGTAGTTAGCCCGGCGTCGCCGAACATGTTGCGCACCCGCTCATGCATCATGGGTGTCATAGTGAAAGCTCCTTAATCATCACTGCGTCAAGGTTTTCGCGCTCATCATTAGCACCTTTGGTCAGGAATTGTGGTTCACCATGCGGATCCCAGTAATTGCCTTTCTCTGTACCGCCACCAAACTGCTTGCCAGCGCGTGTAGTGCCAAAGTGAGCGCGAGGTTGGCCGCGATGATGGAATCGTTCTGCAGGTTCCACATGTTGCGGTTTGCCCACAGTTCGCTCCAGTGCCCGCCGAGGCGGGAGTTAGTCGCCAGCGTCTCTTTAGAGAAGTACATATGTGTTTGTCCTTTTGTTACGCGCCAGCTGCGGCGACAGTGCCAACGCGCATGCGCACGCGAATGAAGTCGGTGGTGCTGGCTGCGATGGTGTGTTCATCCTGGCTGTAGCCGATCACTGAATCAGTGTCATCGGTTGCCAGGGTAAACTGACCAGCCGTACCCAGTTTGATCGGGCTGTCTTTCTTGTACGCCCCAGGCACGCACAGCAGAGCCAACTCACGCCCTTCTTCGACGTAGTTGCCGACAGCTGAATCACCGGCAGGAATTGCCTCTGTGATAGTCAGGCCCTGGTGGTAACCGACATCGATGATGTACAGGCGGCCGGTCAGCGCAGTAGCCTGAGCGAATTTATCGGATGAGTTGATGGTTGCGGCGGTGCCTGGAAGCAGCGCGGCGGCCGTGGTGCGAGTTTCGGTCTTGTACAGAGACTGACCGTCGATATTAACGCGACGATAACGTGGCATTATTCCGACTCCTTACTTGAAGTGTTCGTCTGCGGCAGGTGCGCCGGTTTCTTTGTGCTGCTGAGCATTGTTGGTGCCCAGCGGAGCAGCTTCGCCCAGCGACTTGAACATTGCGTCCAGGGCATCGCCTGAGAGCGCGTTGGCCACGATGTCGCCATGAACCGCAGCAACCGCATCACGCTTTGTTTTCTCTTCGGCGCGAGAGTTGGCAGTCAGGGTTTCCGCGAGTTGCTGCTGATTGGCCTGTAGCGCATCAACCTTTTCCGCGAGAGGCTTGATAGCCGCTTCAGTATTGGTCGCAACAGCCTGGCCGATCATGCTGCCGATTTGTTCCAGTTCTTCTTTGGTTAAAGGCATGTCGCCCTCCGTTTTGTGGTTAGGTGCAGGCTGTTCCTGCGGTGTGAATAGAGCTTTGAATTTGTTAGCGACGACTGCCACCCACGACTCCTGTCGGGCAACAGCGGTGCCGGTATCGTCGAAGGTGATAACTCCACCCTCAGACTTGTACCCAAACACCTCAGCAGTTCCGCCGTTGCGGATGATTACCGCTTGCGAGTCAGTGAAGTCAGCAATCCAGGCGTATTCATCCGCGCCCGCCGCAAACTTCGCTTTGGCTGCGCGATCGAGACGCTGTTCGCGCTCCCGGTAGGATTCACCCACCAGCGCGCCAGAGTTAGCCTTGAGCGGTTGAGCCAGATCGGCATTGACCATCAGGCCAACTCCCTGCTCAGGGGTTGCAGCCCCAACCTCGTGCAACAGGATCGCGTCGTGGTCCATGCGATGGATGTCGGCAACCCACTCCGCACCTGTTGCGCGCTCCTGCTCGTTCGGCTCAAGCTGATCGAGGAAAGCGGCCACGCTGGTATGAATCGGCGGAACGTCTTCACCGCGCTCAATGGCAGCGACACGTTCAAGCAGTTCCCTGCCACCTTCAGACTCTCTGGCCCTGGCCACATCAACCCACTTTTCGAGATAGATGCGATTACCGGACTTCTTAACGTTGCGGTTCCAGGCGCCGATATGGCCTGCGTTAATCCCCTCTGGTGAGAAAGCAGACACGAACTGACCGTTCACCTGAGGATGACCCAGCGGTGCCAGGGTGCCTTCCAGGCCCTGATAGTGGGCGTCGATTTGCTCTTGCGTGTACAAGCCGCCATTCATGACGACGTTCGCCGGAAGTGTGTAACTCGGCAGCACCAGGTGCTCGCGATCGTTGTATGTTTCACGACGGATAGACTGGCTGTTCACCTTCGTGGTGATGTTGACCTGCATAGGCATAGTTATTTCCCCGCCCAGGCGTAACCGCGCGCCTGCATCGATTTATATTCCTGTTTGAGTTTCGTGATGGTGTCCGGGTATTCCGGATTACCGTCCGCATCCACCAGCACCGACTGCTGGCTGCATTTGCAGTTGATGGAGTTGCCATCCTTGCTGTACCAGTCACGGACCTCTTCATTGGTGTAGAGGTGGGCATGGCGCACTGCGTGGGTATGCCGCGTTGTCGGTGAAAGCGCCGAGATGTGAACCAGAAGCGTTTTAAGGCCGTAAAGGTCATTCGCCTCCTGGTCTTCATCCCACTTAGCCCGGCGCAGCGCGGTGGTCACTTCAGTACGCGCGATTCTGTTCGCCCGGCGTTTCTCGATGCCGGTCTGGTCTGTCAGGTTTCGGGCAATATCCAGCGGATTGAGACCCCGGCCTACGCCATCAGTCAGCACTCGCGTCATGTCGCGCTTAACTTCCGCACTCAGTCCCTTCATTTCCTCAAACACACGGGCATGCACCAGCGCCATGCGTTGCTGGTACGGGTCGCTTGCGAGGATGGACGCCAGCGACTCACGACCAGCGGCGTACACCGGAGATTGCTGGCTGAGGTTGTAGAACGACTGCCCGGTCCCTTTCTCCGAAGCAAGATCGATGTACTCGTAAAACCACAGGTCGTAATCGCCACCTTCAAGCAGCACCTGATCAACCAGGTAACTGGCATCGTTCAGGATGATGGAGAGTAGCGTCGGGTTTAGTTGGTATTCGTATCTGGCGTTTACTGCGAGGGAGGAAGGTATTTTGTCGAGTGCTGATTTGTACGCTTTGCCAATCTTATTCATCCGCCTGGCGAAGTCTTTCATTGCCCGGCGTTCCAGCGCATCGGCTCCGGTCGGATCCTGGTAGTTACGCGGCAGAATCGGTGGCTTCGCCTTCTTCGTCGCCATCCTCTTCTCCTAAAGGCTCTTCGTCATCATTGTCATAGCCCGCAGCCGTGCGAATCTCTTTACGGGTGAACGCGGGTTCATCGCCGCTGCCCTGCATGGTCTGGTTAATCTCGCCCATGGTCTTGGCGTTAGTGAGCTTCTCAGTACCGGTCTGTTCGTTCAGGTCATCCCAGATAACAGCCTTTTGGCTAACAGAGTCGATGATTTGCAGTTCAATCAGCTTGTCGCAGAAGTCCTCTATCTCGAAAGCGAGATCTACTCGGCGCGACTGACAGCGAGCATTAAAGTATTTCTGGTCTTCGGTGCTGGAGCGCTCGGCCTGCTGATTACCAACCAGAATGCGCGTCGGGATATCAACTCCGGCGGCAGCTGTTTGCAGGTTTACATCGTATGTCGGCGAAGGGTCTGAAACCGGAGAAACCAGCGATGTAACGTTGGCCCCTTGGGTAATGAGTAGCGTGTCATTCCCTCGGTTTAACTCTCTTGCCGCATCGTTATAACGCTCCTGTAACTCGTCAACTGATACGCCATACATCGACGCCAGATCACCAAAGTTAACCTCTTTGTCAAAGTTGATGTTCTGCTGGCGAGCTGCGTTCTTCAGGAATGATTCGCCTGAACCACCCTCTACTTTCTCCAGGCTAACAAATGCGTTATAAGCTGGTTCAAGGAAGCCAATAGCATCGTCTGAGTAATCACCAAGGATGAAAACGCGATCGGGGTGGATATTGACGCGGCGACTTGAACCATTCGGCAAGCGTTCGGCGTACTGCCACATTTTCGGCTGACCGTAAGTCTTCGAGTTCAGCCCAGTGTCCCACTCGCTCACCGTTAGCGATCCGGCCCATGCCACGGAAACCTTCTGCAACCCTCGCCCTTTGGTAACCGGAAGGTTCCAGTCTTTTTCATCGCGGACGTGCAGAAGGATGCCTGCATAACGACCGACAAGGCGACGACGATCCGCCTCGGCAAATGAGCGCCAGAACCGGTTGTTGAATACCTGCTTTGACTTGTTTTCCCAGGCGGTTTCGTTTTCGCTCTCGTCGGCATCGTCACCCTCGATGATTTCCGGGTTAGTCTGCCAGCATTTGCCCACCAGCTTCTCAACGGCACCGTGAGCGATACCACCGCGACGGTACAGGGCATAAAGGTTTTCGTAGGTTACCTGCTCAGGGAAGCCATACTCGCACCATGCTGAATGGCGCTTATTGTCCAGCCCCATTGTAGGCGCCATCAGCCCCATACGGGCACGCGCCATCCGCGCATCGTTCAACGCATGGTTGACGGCGAGAGTTAATTTGTCAGTCATGGTTTGTCCGTTAGGTTAGCGAAGGCGTTTCGGAATCATCATCCCCACAGGTTGAGATCCATTCAGTTCAGTCAGTGCGTAAACCATCGCATCGAGGCGGTCAGGTGATTTCTTCGCGGTGGCGGGGATGTATTCCATCATCTGGTTCTCCAACACGTAGAGATTGCCGTGATTTGCCACTCGCCCCTGTTCGTAGAGAGCCGATATCGGCTCCGCGCGGGCATACTTACCTTTACTGGCATGGACACGAATGATGCGACCTTTGAACCCGGCGTTGCGGAGTGTCTCCTCCGCCATATCTCCGCCCTGGTTCGTCTCAATAACTATCGCGTCAGCTTCGTGTTGCTCATAAGCCGATATGGCTTTCTTGGCCCATCCAGCAGGTGAATATTTACCGCTGTAATCGCCATCCACAGAGAACTGCTTTTTGTCACCGGCACCATATGAGCTGGCAGCGACAATGCCTGTTTCATCGCTTTCGGCGCTGTTTGTTGCCTGTGGGTCAATAGCCACGACAGTGCGAACCTTGTCGTGATGAATTTGCAGCTCGCGTGCTGCGCTAATCATAACTTCTGTCCACAGGGCTCCTTCAGCATTAAACCTGCGAGGCTTCTGCATATACTGCGCTTCGGCAGTGCGCCTGTGAGAGAACAGAGATACGCGATGCGACTCGTTGTGCTTAAAGGGCCACAACCAGCCATCAGGCAGGCCATGGTCAATCGGTATTGCGTGGGAGTTCTCAGGGTACTGCGCAGCGTATGGCTGGCTATTGTCGATAATCACCGGCAGGTTCAGGTGATGCCATTTCTCACCACTCCCGCCCCGCAGCAGATATCCGCTCAGGTCGTGGTAGTGGATCCGCTGCATGATGACAATCATAGGCGTCGTCTCGATCGCCAGTCGTGATTTGATTGTCTCGTTAAAGCGGTTGTTGACGCCGTCGCGGACGATCTCAGAGTAAGCGTCATCCGGCTTTACCGGGTCATCGATAATCAGCGCGCCCTGCCAGCCTGGTTCCATGTGTCCGGCACGGAATCCGGTAACCTGTCCAGCTGCTGACGACGCGTAAACGCCGCCGCCGTGCTCAGTCCACCACATCGCCTTACTGTCAGCATCATCACGCAGCGCCATCGGCCACATCGACTGGTAGGCCTGCGACTTAATCATGCCGCGCGCGGTTGATGAGTTCAGCAGAGCCAGGTTGTGCGAATAGGACAGGTGCATGAACCTGGCCCGGCAGTTCAGAGCCAGTCCGCGGCCCATCATGTTGATGGTAGCCAGCTCCGTTTTCGTGTACCCAGGCGGGACGTTGATGATCAGGCGCTGAATCTCACCATCAATAACGCGATCCAGTGTTTGCTGTATCACCTTGTGGTGAGGCGCGACAATCATCTTTCCGCCGGTACGCTGCTTAAAGAAGTATCGAGCGTAGTAAAGCCCATCCTCTTCGCATTCAACCTTACGGGCAAATGCCCTTTGCTCAGCAGTCGTCATCCTCCATCATCTCCTGCCGTGCGGATTTGTATTCCTCTTTGCTCATGGTGATCGTCTGTATGGCGCCACCATTCGGGCCGGAATGTTCAAACTTGTGCTTATTGGTGTAGGCATCGCCGCATTCCTTCGCCGCCTGCTCGATGATCTCGGCCGTAAGCGCGAGGTTCTTCATGCCCTCGGCGCGCGTTGCCATACGGTCGAGAACTCGAAGGCGGTACGCCTTATTGGCGATCGGAATATCGGATATTTCATTCTGGAAGCGTTCGCGGGTGGCATTGAACATGTCCACCCATTTTTGCGCCAGCCCCCTGCCGTTTGCTTTCGTCGGGTCGTGGGATTCGACCTGCTGCCGCGTGATGCTCAGGCCAAATTCTTTTTTGACCAGCTCAACCACCTGGGATGGGGTATCGAAGCAGGCAAGGGACTGAACGATGAAGGCTTTGACCTCACCTTTCAGTGTCGCCATGGATTACCTGCCTGTCATAATCAGTCATATTGTTAGGCCAGCTTCAACATGCATGTGCCGCATGACCTGGCTATATCGATGTGAGCCACTTCTGCTGGCGCATTGGCTGCATCAACGAGCTCCTGTACTTCTTTGCTGGCACCGTATCGACGTACGACACCAGTGAATTCTTCGACGTCGTGGCCGCGCAGTGTAAGCACTGGCTGCCCGGTCTCTTTGTTGAACTTAGGCGCGCCGAAATCATCGGTGGCCTGGGCGATGTGATAAAGCTCATGCTCTACCAGAGCGCAGAACTCGAGGTCATTGCATTGTGAGCAGTAATCGGCGGCCAGGGTGATGATGAACTTAGGGATTCGCCCGAACCATTCATACATCTGCTGTTCCATTCTGGCTTTCTGCCAGCCACCGGCGCGGAGCATTACCTGTTCAGCCTGACCGAGAACGTAACGCCCTTTCTTCGCAAATGAGTCAGACGCCCACATAAAGCAGAGATCAGCCTCAAGCAGGTGTTCGTGGTCAGGGTTATGGATGCTGCCGGAATCGCTGAGGATTTGGCGGCTTACCCACTCACGCACTTCATTTGCGGGAATGAGCCGGGTGTATGGCTGCCAGCTCTCGGAGTCGATGAAGTTAACTGGCGGATATGGCCTGCGCTCGTCATCGTTAACCATCACTTACTCCGTTATTTTGATTCGAGGGTCCCGGAGCCTGAAAATAAAAAAGCCAGCGACAGGCTGGCAATGTGAGGGTAAGGCAATGTCGGCTCTCTGGCCGAAGGGTCCCAGGTTGTGGGTTCTGTGTATGGTGACCGGTGCTGCTATCCAGCATTCATGGCTATCGCTTTACGACGCCATCAGGACATTCACCACAACGGGGATCGCTTTGCCGTGCCAGGGAAGTGTGCCTGGTCTCACCGGGATGCCGTCACATACCCAAAGCGATTTCCGTTGTGCAGATACGAAAAAGGCCGCCATAGCGACCTGTGCAAATGCTATTTACTGCTCTACCAATCCACCGCGATCCGGAGTAAGGGGAACATACTGCCAGTGCGTAACGTTATCAATCTCTTGACCATCGAGCCAAAACTTACCTTCATCAAACCCTCCGCAAACGAAGGTTCTATTGTTCAAGCACAGCAATAAGGTCAGATATTTTTCTGGGAAAAGCGGATCAGGCATACGCTTTGCTACCGGAACCCAGGTCATTCCGTGGTAATAATTGTCGATCATAACAACCTCGTCTAAGTTGCTCGTCATTGTTCGCTATGGCAGGCGGTGACGATACCGCTTTTCGATTGGCCTATCTAGCCACAGCCAACTAAAAAGCCCAAGGCGTTAACCTCGGGCTTGAATTCTTTGTGTCGACAATCAAAGCTATGGCGACGATATCAGATTTACATGAAATATATGCGTTTCAGTTCGGTTTTGCAAGACTTACATCTAAATTTGTCGCCTTTTGTTGTGAACGTGATCGCGTTACGGAGATAAGCGCACCGCTATCGAGTAGCTTAAAGCTGTTACGCATTGCCAGCCAGTGAGGCAAATACGTTTCCGTCCAGGTGGATTTCGCCACGCCAGCCAGTTCCGCCAGCGCCTGGTATTCGTACGTCTCACGCCCTGCCAGCTCCGCTTTGACGTCCTGCGCCGCCAGCCAAATTAGCTTCTTCAGGCGCTCCATCGTCTTGCCGGCTACTTTCTTCGCGCCGAGCTGTTCCCGGAACTCTGCCCACGCCCATTGGGTGATCGCCACCTGGTATTCGAAGCGGATATTCTCGCTGTAGTTCCATAGCAGCCATGCTTTCTGGTGGTCTTCCATTGACAGGACAGCGCGGCGCCATGATGCGGTCACGAACTCAACCGGGCCCACCAGCGCGATGGATGAGCCTTTGGCTCGGGACTGGCTGCCGCTCATCGCCGGGCCGTCGGGGTTAACCTTCCGGCCGGTGACCGGGTCGGTTATTTTCTTCCGTCCCCGGCTTCGCGCCGTCGCGGTGAACTGCGCGTTTTCGGCGAAAGCTACCAGCTGCCCTTTCGTCGCCCCGCTCAGATCTGCGGTCGCCACCATGATCTGCTGACGTACGTATTCCAGTTGCTGACTGTTCATGCGGCTTCCTTATGTGGCTGGTTGGTTTTGGTCTGGCTGTGCTTTGCTACTGGCGGCATGCTGGCGCGCTTAACGCTTTCTGCCTGGTACCGGAGGAAGTCGGCGTGGTTCATGCTGCCTCCGCCATTAGCTGTTCGTACGTCAGGTAAAGGCCCCAGAAACTGAAAAGGACGTGCGCTTTCACTACAGCTTTTTCCTCATTGTTCCAGCGACAAAACCAATTGATTGCGCCGGATACCTCGCGCTCTATCTGGTGAGCTCCATCAAGATGGATCGGATACACCACGTCATCAAAGACAGCAGCGGTAGTCATTGGGTACTGTATTTTGCTCATGCTGTGTGCTCCTGTTGACGTGCGCGGCGCTTCTCCAGCGACCGGGCTTTGCGGGTGAATATGGATTTGATGCGCTTCAGATATGGGATATCGAACCGGCGCGGCTCGTTGTTAGACTCAAGACGCTCAACTCGTTCCAGGCCAATGCGGTCGATAAGACGGATGCGATACTCGACAGCATTGCCGCTCAACTGGCGATTACAGCGTGTGCAGGCACTATGTACGTTGAATGTGTTGAATTTCAGATGTGAGGCCGCACCACGCGAACGGTAATGGCTGGCGTCAATGGCGCTTCCAGTTAGGTAATTGCTTTTGCCAATAAGTGGATTGCCGCAGCTGACACATGGCTTACCTTCATCGCGGATCCTGATGTAGCGATTGAAAGCTGATTGAGCCTCTTTATCCCACTGAGATTTAGATTTGAGTGACTCGCGCTTGGCCTTGCGGCGTTTTCGCCCGGCCTTCTCTGCCTCCTTCTGCTCCTTGATGCGCTTCGCCGCGGCTTTCACCTTCTCCTTCTCGCGTTCTTCCATTGCGAGGATTGCTCCGTGCTCAGGGCAGCACCAGCGGATCCGGATGTCATGGAATTTCGGCACGAAGTATTCACCGCATACTTTGCACTTACGGCGGGATGGTTTACGCATGGTTCCTCCGTGCCGCGAGGCGCAGCCATTTCTGATCCACCAGGCGGGCGGTAAGGCCTTTGAAGGTCGGGATGTCGGACGGCTTAACCGCAGGCTTACGCTTGCGGCGCGCCGGAACGCGGAAGATTTCGTTGGTGATGACGCGGGAAAGTGGAGTAGACATCAGGCCTCCTGCTTATCGCGCAGCTGCTGGTACTCGCAACCGTTAGGGATAGTCAGCGCCAAGCCGAACTGAGCGCACCACATTTCAACCTTAACGAGGAAGATATGCATCTCCCCGGTATCGAGGTCGGCGGTATGGCGTGGCTGCCAGGTAGTGGTTTTCTCACCGGTAATGAAGTCGGTGTAGGTCACCTCTTCGCAGCCGAGATAGGTCTTTTTGAGGTTTCGCTTAACCCATTCAGGGGTGGCGTCAGTGCGCCCGGATTTAATCAGGTATTCGCTGATTTCCGTGTACCACATGTGGCTTAGAGCGTTCTGAGACAGACTGCGTTTCTCGCGCCACGGCTTAACCTGAAGGCGGAAGCATTGCCCGGCATCCAGCAATGGCTGAATCTGCTGGCCGATGGCCGCGAAGTTACCGCGATGGAGTTTGATGCCGTCTACTGGCAGAGTCATACGGCCTCCTTAACGGAAACCGCAGAATGCAGAAAATCGCAGGTGCATTTCTGCATCTGTGACAAGGTGAGGAGTTCAGATTGTGGTCGCATTTAAGTCCCCTTAAATGCGCAGAAGTCACCGCCGGGTGTTCAGACCGGCGGCAATTGATATTGTATAATCAGATTCCGTGGTTTGCGAATTCTTTGTGCACTTTATCCCTGAGCCGAACCGCCGCTTCCTGCGCCGAGGTAAAGTCACTGAACCGACCTCCATAGAACCTCTCTCCTTTGAACGTCACCGCTACTTCCCATTTCTTCTCACTTTCGCGGTAGGAGACATTTTTAGCTCCAGACGTATTCGTCTTCCTGAGGCCAATATTAGCGATGTTCTGCTCATGCGTTGCTTCTCTCAGATTTTCAATCCTGTTATTTCTGGTATTACCGTCAATGTGATCAATTTCAGCTGGCATATATCCATGGTGGATCAAGAAAATTATTCGATGTCCAAGGTAATTCTTCTTCTGCAACATTACCTGCAAATATCCCCTGCTGTTGATAACACCAGCTTTCTCCCCTTCCAGAACATTCCCCCTGGACACCCTCCAGAACAGTTCTCCATTGCGGTATTCAAAAATCTCCCTAGCCTTGTCCGGAGTTAACTCCCATTTTGTTTTCGGCTCCGTTTTATTTGAAAGTATGCGCAGTTCTTCCGGAACCACACAAATGCTACGGTGCATGTTCTTTGTTGTCTTAAGGTATCCTTTTTTAATCAGCACCTTAACAAAGTTATTTTCCCCTGCGTGGACTATGCCTCCTGCACCAATGGCAATCTCTGCAACAGTAGGTGATACGCCATACTCGGCTATATAGTTAACTATGAAATCAAACACATCCTGCTGTCTCTGCGTCAACATTACTTCACCTCCTGCTGCGGTGCTGCTGCAATCATGGCCTTGTAGACTCGTGTAACTTTGTCCATTCCAGAGTCAAATGCTTGCATGCCAGCTGCCCATTGATTGGTTGTCGGCTCAACCGGTACCAGTGCCCAAACACCCGGAATCACCGGAGAGTTGCCGTCTTGCGCCGGAGCGATGCAGTTTTGCTCCGGACAGCAATCGGATTGCGCTGGAGAGTTGCCATCGGCACCCTGAAGCATGGCGGCGCGATAGGCGTTCCAGCCAACAGCTTTTCCGTGTTCAAACGCGCTGTCAAAGTCATCATCCATTTCCATCGCAGCGGGCACAGATACCGGCGCTGGCGGGGCGGTGTAGAGCGGCGTTACTTCTCTCAGCGGGTCGGCATAAGCATTGCCACTATCGAAGCTGACGTTGTTTTTTGCGCCGCCTCCTGACAGTAGCCACGCCACAGCCTCCGCTTCGAGCGATGCCAGCGCAATCTTCATCGCCGCCAGCGCCATCGCTGCGTCTTCGTTTACTGCGCCTGGCGTCGCATCGCGCTCTTCTTCAAGCTCCGCGATTGTCGTGAGGAGCCATTCTTTGGTTAATTCAGCCATAACCCTAATTCCCCTTGATGCTGACTTTGACGCCAACCTTGCGAATCTCATCGGCGCATCTGTTCACGATACTCCGGTGAAACTCACAAAAAATTTTCGCCGACTGTGGCCCTAATGGGTGAACATCTTGCGTACTCGGCAGTACAACCTCCCGCGCCTCCAGATCAGCAATCCTCTTTTCCTTGGCTTCCAGCTCATCCAGCAGCGCCAGCACGGTTTGTGAATGTATGTCCATGTTGAACACACCATGTTCTTGAGCTTTCTCCGCTGTTTGGCGCAGCGACTGTTTGTCGATGTTGCTCATTGGGCGGTCACCTCCCGCGACTTCATGAAATTCCGCCTCGGCGGTTTTGAGGCCATCAAGTCAGAGTACATGGCTCAGGTGCAGTACAGCATGTGGGTGACCGGAAAAGACGCCTGGTTCTTTGCCAACTACGACCCGCGCATGAAACGCGAAGGCATTCACCACGTCGTCGTTGAGCGTGACCCGCAGTACATGTCCGATTTCAACGAAATGGTGCCTGAGTTCATCGAGAAGATGGACGAGGCGCTGGCGGAGATTGGCTTCACGTTTGGCGAACAGTGGAGGTAACGATGGGAGCAAATCACTGGCAACCGTGGGAAAACCTGTTCCTGCATGAAGTTGCCGGGCAGATGCCCGTCTCATTGATTGCCGAAAAACTGGAGAGAACTGAACGTGCCGTTTACAACCAGGCCGCTCGCCTCGATGTGAAATTACCAGCCAACACCAACCTCAGGAAGTGGACCAAAGCAGAGTTGTTTCTGTTTGGCCGATTCACTCCCGAAGAAATCGCCGCGGCAACCGGTCGCTCTATCCACTCCGTGCGCAGCAAGCGCAACTCACTTGCCCGATCGTCAGGAGGAAAAGTCATGCCTGAATGGACTACCGAAGAACTGGCGCTGCTGTGGCGACACTCAAACGCCGAAGTCGCAGAGATTACCGGCCGCAGCATTGAAGAGGTCGGAGATAAGCGGCTGCAAACCAATATTGAGCGTAATGGCTGGGATGTTAACGATCCGGAGCGGGAGGATGCATGACCGATTACACCGGCAGCAACACCCCAGCGGATCAGCGTGACCTATGGCGCACTCCACCCGCCCTCTTCGCCTCCCTTGATGCTGAGTTCTGCTTTCAGTTGGATGCCGCCGCGGCGCCGCATAACGCGCTGTGCCGGAAGTTCATCACCGCCGAGCAGAACACGCTGGAAACGCCATGGGCTGATTACCTGAATGTGCCTGGATACGTCTGGCTTAATCCGCCATATAGCGACATCACGCCGTTCGTTAAAAAGGCCGCTGCCGAGATCGCCAATCAGATCGGCACGGTCATGCTGGTCCCGGCAGACACTTCGGTTGGATGGTTCAAAGAGGCTATCCAGACCGCCAGCGAGGTTCGCTTTATCACCGCCGGGCGGCTGGCATTTATCAACCCAGTCACCGGTAAGCCGGTATCGGGAAATAACAAAGGCAGTATGCTTATCATCTGGCGACCTTACCCGCGTACACACTGCCACTTCGCAACTGTGGACCGGGACGAGCTGATGGCTTTCGGAGCGAAACTTCTCGCCCGCCGGGAGGCCGCATGACGCCAGCAAATGAAAACGCTATCCGCGCCGCCTGCCGCCGATGCACTGAGGAAATCCAGCAGGCCATGCGCAAGAAGCCAAAGCCTAACTGGAACGAAACGGTGCCTCCCATCATCAACAAGCATCACAAGAAAATTGAAGCTCTGGGAGTTAGTCTCCTGGAGTTCGTCGTCAAAACTGGCCGCCTTAACGGGCGGTTTGGAGCCGAACAATGACAACAAAAAAATGGGGTCATAACGAGCTTGCTCATGACCTTGCAGAGCATTTGCGCCAGAACACAGCGCGCATCTGCTGGGAGGACATGCAGTTAGGGCCCGCCGGAACGTGCCGACCTGATGTCTACTCTATTGCTCACAGCTACAGCAAGTTCTGCCCTGTCGTCTATGAGGTCAAAGTCAGCGTAAGTGATTTCCGGGCTGACGTTACAGCAGGCAAATACACAAAATATTTCAACTACGCAGGCGGCGTTGTTTTTGCGGTTCCTGAAGGCATGCTCAAAAAAAGCGACATCCCAGATGGTTGTGGCTTGATGATCCGAAAGGAAACTGGATGGCATACCCTCAAGGGGCCGACAATGCGCCAGATTGATACCCTTCCTCGCGATGCATGGATGAAGTTGCTTATGGATGGCATGACCAGGCAGGCAGAGAGAACCCAAATAAAAAGCCGCGTAATCAACACCTACCTCAGCGACCAAAAACTAATGAAGCGACATGGATACGAAATCGCAGATCTTGTTTGTCGAGCACATCGGTCGAAGGAGCGCCTTGAGCAGCACATTAGGGATAACGATGAAAGGCTGAAGACGCTGCGCCAGGAAAGCGAAGAGGAGTTGCAACGCCAACGTAAGCGCCGGGAAGAATCGGAGGAAAGGTTAACCGACGCTCAGCAAGATCTGGCGAAAGCGCTTGGCCTCGACCCGAATGTCCCTATGTATGTTCTGACAAGGACGCTATGGGAAGCAACGCGCCGACTCACCGAGGATGAAGAGATAAAGAGGTTACGAGGAATATTGTCCAACCTTGAGCGCACGCTGAATGACGGCCTGAAACCATTGCCCGGGGAGAAAGCCGCATGAACAGAGCATCACCAGTTGATTTGAGGAAAAGCCTCGAAATCGCCAACCACCTCGCACACATCGGGATTCGTTTCGTGCCGATCCCGGTGGCGACCGAGGAAGAATTCCAGACGCTGGCCGCCGAGCTATCGCGACGGCTTGAGCAGATGGCGGTCGAAGCCGAGAAGAATGAAGGCGGTGCAGCATGAAGGCACTAATCACCCGGGAGCTTAAGGCTCCCTTTTTATTGCTGGCGTTCACCTTCAACCGAATTAACCGACAGTTCCGGGAGCACCCATGAAACGAACATCCATAGCATTAGCTGTCATGGCTGCCGCCTGTACGTCAGTTAAATCGTGGAGCATCGCAGAAATTCCCCCTTCCCTTTATATCGGGAATAGCTATCCGGTTAGTGGTGGAAAAACTGGAATTGCAGCGGCGCGTCGAGCCGCCAAGAAACGCAGGAGAGCACGAAATGGCTGACATCATCGACACAGCCGCAGAGATTGAAGAGCTTCAGCGTAACGCTGCCCTTTCCGCTCACAGACTGAAACGCAACGCTGTATCAGCTGAGCGTTGTGAAGAATGCGACGAACCAATTCCCGAGCCGCGACGCGCTGCCGTTCCAGGCTGCCAGACGTGCGCGGAGTGCCAGGGCGTTATCGAACTGAAGAATAAGCAGAGGGGGATCCAGTGAAAGAGCGCGGAATGATTTTTAACGGCGAGATGGTGCGCGCCATCCTCGACGGCAAAAAGACGCAGACGCGGCGCATCATGAAGGTTCAGCCGTCTGATGGTTTCCGACCAACGCATAACGGTTACGATCTGGATTTAAACGCACACTGGTACACACCTGGCGTGATCGATAAAAACGGATACCTGCAACCTGCAAAGAAAGATGTATTTGGCGTTGCTGATGAGAATGAAGGCTACACCTGCCCGTTCGGTGCTGTCGGTGATCGCATCTGGGTGCGAGAAACGTGGGCAGAGGCTGGAGCCAGCGCGCCGGATCTGAAACTTTATCGCGCAAATTACCCTGCGCACGTTCCAACTCATTACGAGAATGTGCCGCCGGCTGATGAAATACGCTGGACGCCTTCGATTCACATGCCGCGCTGGGCCAGTCGCCTAACTCTCGAGATTACCGGCGTGCGTGTTGAGCGACTTAGAGATCTGAGTGAGGACGATGCAAAGTCAGAAGGCATTACGCCGTCTTCCGGCGGGGTTCTTCCCGGTTGGGAATATCGCATTAACTTCCGTGACCTTTGGGTGAGCATCTACGGTGCCGACAACTGGGAAGCTAACCCCTGGGTCTGGGTAATCGAATTTAAGGTGGCGCCCAATGTTCAGGATAATCCAGCCTAATACCTGGTACGTCGACATGTTCGGTGAACCCTGCAAAATCCTCCGCTCTACCCATGAAGTCATTCACTACACCCGCAACGGCCGCACCTGCATCGCCAGCATAGGCCGCTTTAATCAGGATTTCAAGCCACTGACCAAAGCACAGGCCGAGCAGATCGCCGAAGAAATCGAAACAGCAGAACACTTAAAGCGCCTCCGCGCTATGCGGGCGGCCTGAGGAGAGATTATGAAGGAATTACGTTTTTACGGCGCGAGCGATGACCTATTTGAGTGTGAAGGTGCCATTCGAGAGGAGATCGGCTGTTACAGCCACCCAGGCATTTATCACCTGAAATCAGCTGAAGGCGAAATGCAAGTCATCGCCACTTACACCGACAGCGGCTGTTGGTCCATCGGCATCTGTCAGATTGATGAAGATGTGCCAATCCCACAATGGGAAACATCGTTCAGAACTCACGAGAAGGGATATAGCGTTGTCCTTTCTATTCAGGTTCCCGATGACACCGTTCTGGTGCAGGAAGACGACTGACGCAACTGATAGCCAGTTATGAGCTGGCTATTGGGTGCGAAAGCACTGCAACGTCATCCCTTTTGCCCGGACCCGCGCCGGGCTTCTTTTTGGGAGTTCACCATGCAATCAAACCCCATGAACTGGCTCATCGCCGCGCTTATCGCACTGGGCGCTCTCATCTCATTTCTTCACGAACCGGAAGGTGTGCAATGGCTGCTTTTAATGTGGGCGCAATAGTCCAGAAGAAGACCGGCGGCATTCATGGCGTGGTGGATAGCCTGCAGGATACTGACGGTGACCATCCGCAGTTCTGGGTGCGGTGGGATGACAGAAATTATTCAGTGCATCCGGAAAACGAATTACGCGCGGCCACAATCGATGGGCCACGCCTGCATAAAGAAATGGCGTAAGGAGAACACAATGACCGACACCAGCCTGATTCCCGAAAAAGAAGTGATGAACAAGCTTGGCGTTTCATCACGCCAGACCATCTGGAACTACACCAACCGGCACGGGTTTCCCAAGCCAGTCAGGACCCACCCGAAAGCGTACCTGCGGGAAGCTGTTGATGGATGGATCCTCAATGGCGGCGTTAACCAGAAATGTTCCTGA